AGATTTAAATATAACAAAGTAAGATTAATGCCCTTTTATTACTTAAAAATATAATAATTTAAGATTATTATAAGACATTATGACTATTTATTATGGTTCTCAAGGTACAATATGCTTTTATTACAAAGGATTACTCATTTCTTCTTTCCCTTTAACAAAAGTAAAGAATGAAGCTTTCTATCTTGAACTTGGAGAAAGATTGATAAGATCAAGTAAAGGCATACCAATCACAGAAAGAATTAAATACTCTTTAACATTTATGAATAATATACATTCAAGAAAAATAAATAATCTTTCAATATATAAATCAGACCATCAATTATTTACAGCATCTCTCATGGCAATGATGAGATTAAATATTATTGATAATGATGATGAAAATGGCTTCATGGTCTTCAAGTACAAAAAAAAATAATGTGTTAAGGCATACCCTTTTAATATTTTTTTTATTCAAAATTTGAAACTTGAATAATTAATTTTATTACACTAAAAAACAATTGTACAAACAAACAAACGAAAAACAAACACAAACAAACAAACACAAACACCATGACTGACTACAAGGCACTCTACGAAGCACAACTGGAAGAGAACAAGAAACTCAAAGAAGAAAAGCTGAAACTTGAAAAAGAAAACAATGTAAGAAAAGATATTATTTACAATCTATTCTCACAACGTCTTTGGGATGATAATGTCCTTGATGATGGTATTGATCTATCAAAAGAATATGGTCAAAAATATATTGATGAATGGAATAAAATTCATGAAGAAATCTTTGATGATGTTGTCAATACAATGAATATGAATGAATATGATTTTGAACACTTTCACATTGAATATAATGGTGATAAACACTTTGATCTATGTATGAATGAAACTGATGATGAAGAAGAAGATGAAGAGTAAATTATGATAACTGAGCAGCAACATCTTCTACATCCCAAATGATAATTTTTTTTGTTGGATAATCTCCGTCCATTTTTATTATGTACAACATTTTAATTCGTCATAACGAATTAAAAATAAAATCTAAGTATTATCATTATGATAATTCACAAAACTCACTCAAAAACAGATCTCATTGATTTAATCAATCATCTAAACCTTAAAATAGTATTTAGCCATCAAGATAATAAAAAAGATATTCAAGATAAACTTTCTGAATTTATAAAAAATAATATTATCATTAAAAAAAACTTTTATAATATTGAAAATAAAGATGGATTAATACAATATCTTCAAAATATTAACCCAAAAAAAACATTAACAATTAAAGAAAGAAATAATGTAATGATGATCTGTAAGCATATAATAGCATACACTAAAAACAATTATGATATTGATCTTACTAAATATCAAACTCTCAAAGATATGCAGGATGATATGGATTTCATAAAACAATTTGGAGATATTCCATCTGTAAGAAGAGCATGCCGATTAATGAATGATGACCCCAAATTTAAAGGTTATAAATTTATACCATTTATATCTCCACAAGTACAAAAAGAACTTGATGATAAAAAAATAAGTAAATCTTGCTATTTAAATATTCTTAAAGTAAGACACTCTACACCAGAGAACCCTGTGATAGTTTATTTTTCTTAGTATGTTTTTTACTTTTTAGATGAAGTCTTTTTGAACTGCGATTATAATAACAATCACATACATTACAATACCATTCTTTAGAACTCCAAATTTTATTATATTCTGGATTATTTAATTTAAATTTATCATTATGTTCTTTCCTTTTTTCTTTCAATTTGTCTTTGTTAATTTCATTATAGTTTTTAAAATAGTTTTCTGCTCGTCCATTAAATTTTATAATATTAATACAATCTATTTTATTTATCCAATATTTCTCCCTTTCTTTTGATATTTTATCATCACATTCTTCTAATATATAAATTATTGAATGCTCTAAATGAAGTTTAGCTGAACTACAATATCCAGATTTCTTTTTATCATATTTACCACAAATATGATTACTAAATCTTTTATTTAAAGTTCTTTTTGTTTTACCAACATATTTTAAATCATTTATATCTTCTATACAATATATAATCATTTTATAATAGAAGCCAATTCATATAATATAGAAAATAAAATCTTAAATAGTTTCAAATTTAAGTTTTTATTTTGATTAATTTATTTTATCATCTCTCTAAGACTCTTACGTGCTGCTTCAAACTCTTCTTTTGTTACTTTCTTTTTTGTTCTTGTTGAAGATTTCTTTTGCTTTGGTTCATCTTTGGCTAAACCCTTAAAATATGATCTTGCTTTTGCTCCTTTGACTTTTTTCTGACCAGCAACTTTTCTTGCTCTAAATTCTGTTTTAAATTTATCTTTTGAAAGTACTTTAACTGTCTTCATGTTATTTGGTTTAAAATGAAAATTTTTCGGAGTTTCTTTGACTATTTCACCAGACATCTTTTTATCATTAATAGTAATAATATACTGCTCCCCAACTTCAGGCATTTTTATATAATATAAATATATTTATTCAGATTGATTTTTTTTATCTAAAGTTTCTTGTACAATATCATCAACAACATCAATGATAATATTATCCGTTTCCGGTTTTGGTTCGAGCTTCGGTGTTTCAACAACTTCTTCTTCTGTTTGAATTTTTTTTGTATGTGTTTGATGACAATTATTATCATCCATCTTAAATGGTTTTATTTCTCGTAATCCATTAACTATTACTGGTTTTCGTACATTTGGATATTTCCCTTCAAATTTCTTATTAAACATTGATATTACATCTAAATCTATACTTGGTGATGATTCCATTAAATTATCATATTCAGCTCTCATTACCTTCAAGAAATCTTTACATGGTTTTCTACGATTATCATTAAGAGATAATTCTATCTCTATATTACGTGATAATTTACTCCAAGCAAGGGCAGCTATTCTATGACCTTCATATATCTCAGCATACTTTAAAAATGCAAGAAGTGTGCCCATTATCCCAGCAGCAATATTTAATGAACCCACACCAGCACTGAACCCTTGTTGAAGATGTTCGGGTACATAACTATCAGCAGCAAAATTTGCTGTACCAGTAAGAGTACTCAGCACGATTATTGGAATTTGATAATGAAAATATTTTCTTTTATACTTTCTCTGTGAAAAAGAATGTAAATACTGAAAGCATAAAGCAACTTCTCCCCATTCACTCAGTAACTCTTCTATCTCTGGTGTCCATTCATCATTTATATCATTTGGTAATGGTCTTGGAGTTTTCAAATCATTCATTTTAATTATGATAATATTTTAATTTTTGTTTTTGATTTCAAATTGAATTTATTTTTTTTTCCATTGTCAAATAGAATTATTTTTGAGTTTGTAAAATTGTAATTATTATCATTTACTCTTAAAATATTTAAGATTAAGTTCATATTATTTACTATGGAGAGAACAGAAGAACAGAAAGATTTGATTGAGAGTTATAAAAAGAAACAAAGGGAGTACATGAGAGAGTATCGTAAGAAGAATAAAGATAAATTGAAAGAACAAAGGAAAGAACATAACAGAAAGTATTATCTTAAAAAAAAGCAAAATAAAAACTTATCTCATGAATCCTTTGATTTTTAATTTCTTTACTTCATCAGCTATATCTTTATCGGCACCACCCCAAGTACCCTTTTGCTTAGTTAAGAAACTATAACTTCTGGCGAAGCCCCAGGCAGTCCCACTGTATTTTCCTTTGAGACTACTACCAGCAACTTTTTTGCCATCACTAACTCTTCTAACTGACTCTGGATTCGATCGTCGAGCACCTTCTCCACGATTAAATACTTTATTAATATATTTGAAAGGGACTCCAGTAATCCGTGCCAACTCTCTTTTACCGTGCGGAGCATCATCTTCAAAACCATATCTTCGGTTAAACTTTACTTTATTAGTAATGACAGTCATTTTTTTTTTTATCATATATTTTTTTTGAGAAATTTTAATATTAAATATATTATCATGAATGTCACAAATCTTTCTATACTGGACAATAATAGAGAACCAGAAAGAAAACCAATAGATATTGTTATTAATGATCTTAAACAAATCAAAAATGATCTTTCACACATCAAGAACTACATAAGGAAGCTTGAAATCAGAGAACAACTACAAGAAGAAAAAGAAAAAAAAGAATGTGTTGTTGAAAGTCGTGGTTGGTGGTTTAATTAAAATCTATGTATATAATAAATGTCAGATGAAATTACTATTCTCATGCCCGTCTGGAACAGACCAGAGTTTTTAAATTTATTTCTTATGAACGTTAAGTCTCAAGACTATCCCCACCAAAAACTTAAAATTATCATTGACGATGATGGTGAGACCCCGTTCATAAGTGATATAAATGAAGTCAGAAGACACTTATATCCAATACCAGTTCAATACATCACAGGAAAACCAAGAAGAACTATTGGAAAAAAACGTAATGATCTTGTGAAAGCTGCTGATACTAAAATTGTATGCTTCATGGATTCTGATGACTTGTACTTACCCACTTATATTTCTCACTCTTATGAAGTACTAAAAAATAAAAAAGTTGGTTGTGTTGGTTGTGATAAAATGATCTTTTTAATGACAAGTAAAGATTTCAGTATTCATGCTATAGATTGTGGTGATAATAATGTAATGATACATGAAGCTACTATTATGATGACTAAAAAATGGTTTAACTCCACGTGTAAATTCAATACTAAAAACACTGGTGAAGGTAAAAATTTATTTCAAGGTGTTCAAGATAAAACAATTGCTTTATCAAATATTATGAAACTTATGGTCTGTATAGAACACGAAGGAAACACCATTAACAAACTTCAATTTGCTAAAGAAGAAAATAAAGTTGATTTACAACTTCGTCCAGAAATAATCCAAGTCATCAAAAATGTATTAAAGATAAATTAATATCTATGTTATATAAAATGGTTGATGATAAAGTTCTTGAGAGAAGAAAGAAACAAGCAATTTACAGAGCACAAAACAGAGATAGAATAAGGTCATATCAAAGAGAATGGGAACGTAAAAACAGATTAAAAGGTTTGAGAATTAATGCTCCAAGAAAAGAAAAAGGTTATTTTAAAGTAAGTCATGGACACTTTGTAGTTTCATTTGATATTTAAAGATTTATTTTCTAATTATAATATATATAAAACAATTATGACTGATTTTACAGAAGATCAGATTTCTGATATTTTGAAGAATTACAAGACACAAAAAGACAGAAGCAGAGAATATTATGATAAAGTAAAAGATACTGAACAATTTAAGATGAAAAATAGAGCACGAGCAAAAAAACATTATGACAATGGTTATAATGTAAAACGTAAAGATGAATATAAAATTAATGCTGATGTAATAAAAGCAAAAAATCTATATTATTATTATAAGAAAACTAATCAGATTAATCTCTTTAAAGAAAAACATTCTGATAAATATGAAGCCCTTCTGAGCATCAATTACATTCCCAATCCAGCATAATCTTTAACTACTACTCTTTTATCTTCATACTTTTTTGGATACATTTGTATCATATGTTCAATTAGAAGATCAATACTCTTTTCTGGAAATTCTTCTGATGGTTCAAACTCTCTCCACCAAATCTTTGCTTCTATTAATTTGAAAAGATCAAGACGATCAATTGCTCTTAACTTTTCTCCCCACTCTTTACGTTCTTCTTTTGTAAAGTTTGACATTTATGATAATATTATATTTTTATTTTATAATTAAAATTTTTACTTTTTTCCAGTAATATCTTTGTGGGCTTTATTTACTGACATATTTTTATTTCTCATACGTCCCATCATCTTCATACGATGAGACTTCATCTCAGATGCAGACATTCCACCTTTCTTTAACTTTTCCATATGTTTATTCAAATCTGCTTTTTGCTTGTCAGATAATTTCTTTCCTTCTCTCTTCTTCTTTGGTACTAAGTTTGGTACTGGTGCTGGTTCTGGTGCTGGTTCTAAGGTTGGTTGTTCATCGTAATTGTCAGACATATTTTATGATATATTTGATAAAAAATTTTAATACCGAATTTAAATATAAATAATAATAACTATGTCAAATACATATACAGATATTCAAATTATTGAATGTAATCGAAATCACTCAGAAGAAGCCAAATCTGGGAATGATACAAATTACTCTTTATGGACTAATAATCTTCAAGATATTGTTCATCTTGAACCCGGAGATAAAGTAAGTGTTCATGGTGCTATGATTTCTGAAAGGGGTGCTGGTCAAAGTAGTTCTATTGAGATAAAAGGTCAAAGTCTTGGATTTACTCAGACATTAAAACATACCATTCTTGATAGTAGAAATGCTTCTGATGATATTCCATCTGGTTATGAAAAAATATTTGCTTTAGAAAGATCACGAGTAATAGAAGTAAGAGATGATACAGCCAACTTTGTTATATCATACTATATTAATATGAATGGTCATAATGTAATGTCTCTCCCGAGAAGATGGTGGTATAATGAAAGTAAAGGAAACCAAAACTTTCTTGAAGAAGATGATAGAGTTACTTTTGGTATGTCTCTTGCTGATCCATTTTTACCCGGAACATATTCTCCATTTGTATTATTTGATGATTATTATCAAATATCTGGTCAAAAAGGTTATGGAGAAGTAGCTTCAGATGCCGTATCTGGTTATTTAACAAAAGTAAAACATGATAATAGTCGTTTTACTCTCATGGTTAGAGATGTCAGTTATTATAGTGAAGAAAGTGCTTCTGGTAATCTTGTCCAACAAGCAGGAACAAGAGACCCCGAAAACTCAACTTACTTTATGTACAAAGAGTTAAAGACTATTACAGTTCCAAAAGGTTTTAATTCACCAGATTATTTAAGTGAAGAAATAACAAGACAATTACAAAAAGTAAATGAAAGAAAAACAAGATTTACTCGTAATGAGACTGATAGAGATGTAGATAATAAATATCGTCCCGGACATCCAATTCCAATGTATCAAGAATTTAATGCTGAGACTTATAAAGCATTTAACGTGGGTGGTTTCTATGCTCCCGTTTATAGTGGTGCCATACAAATGCCACATGATTTCTCTTATTACATTAATGGTTCTTCTATTTCAGCAGGAAATAATGGTTCTGGATATGAATATTTATCACAATATCATATTGTTGCTTGTAAAAGACCAGAGTTATATGAATATGGAAGATTAATAAATACAGCCGTCAATGGAGATTATAATGGTATTTTTGGCTGTCAATTAGCAAGTAGATTTGATGGTTCAGAGCATAATGGAAATTTTGGTATTAATATTAACACACCATATACAAAAGAAGCCGTAGAAAGATGGAGAGATTTCTTCTATGCTCAAGAACTATATCCAGAAATCTGGAATCAATTTTCAGACCCCCGAACTGGTTATAACTCTGGTGATACAATAGATAATAGTAGATGGTTTCATATGAATAGATACAAAAATGCTTCTATGTTAAATGATAATAATCAAGCTTCTGCTATGTTGGGTTGGGGTGGATATTTGAGACCATCGTGGGCCGGACAAACTGATAATTTAATTTCTCTTTTAGTTCCATTCCAATATGATGCATCACAAAGAGATATTTATTATGAAAATCCAGATGAAAGTCTTGGACAACGTTCTTTCGGTTGTATTGGTAAAAATAATCAGGGAGATATTATATTATTTCCAACAACTAATAATGGTTCTGGTAGTGCTCTATTTAATCTTTTAAATGCTGGTGGAGATTATATTGAAACAACAAGAAAGTGTGGATATGACATGCACTTTAACTCTCCAGGAAATCCATGGGCAATGCCCTTATCTGGAACAGCACGAGAACCAGTGGCTTATGATCCCCGTGGAGCTCAAGAACTTAATTATACTTTAGCAGCAAATTCAAATATCTATACTCTTCAAACGTATAATTATAATAAATGGACTGGAAATTTAAGAAATAAACTTTATATTGGTGCTGATGCTCCGAAGTTAAACTGGGATGGAACAAACTTCAGTTTTAGTGACCTTCATACATCTATGAATCGTGGAAATAACCAATCATTTGAAGCTAATTATGTAGATACTGTGAGAGAATCAGAACCAAATGCCGTTGATATAGTATATAAAATAAATCCAACTGAACAATATGGAGACTACACTCCAGACAGAAAACCTTATGTAGAAAATAGGTCATATACCACTAATCATGGTGGAACCGATAAAAATGCTTTCACTCCAGTATTAAATCAAAATCTTCAACCTTGGACTATTTATGATGCTCTTTCAGGGATTAATATTGAAGACTTTGGATTGACTGAAGAACAATGGACTAATACTCTGTGGGATTTACTTGGATTTACTTATAAACAATTTCACTCAAAAACTAATAATCGTCTTTCTCGTATCGATACTTCAAATGTTCAAGATTTAAAAGTAATCACCACCAATGCTGATGTGCCAGAAGGAGCAACTAAATTTTATTCACAAAGTATGTATGGAGTACCACTCTATAATCAAATGCTTCAGAGAACTGGTAATAAAAAAGATAAAGATAATGTCTATCAAGCAGCATATTATCCACCACTCGTAGTAAAAACATCATCTATTAATATTGTGGCTGAAAGACTGCCAACAAGAATGATAAGGGGTTATTACACTCTAAGAAGTAATATTATAACAGATACACCCTTCATCGGTGGAAAAGTAAATAATACAATGATGCCAATCATTGGAATTGTAAATAAAATCAATGGGACTGGGGACTTCTATACTCAAGAAGAATCTTCATTAGAATTCACAATCACAAAACCATTAAAACTTGCTTCTTTAACTTGTTCTGTGCATGATCCAGACGGGTCTTATGCTAATACAACTGAAGAGAATGCTATACTCTTCAAAGTTCAAAAAAATAGAAATGTGACGTTTAATGTCGTAGAAGAAATATTACAAGAAATGGGACAAAAAAAGGGAACTCAATATTTAGAATCTTATGGAATTTAATTTTTAATTATTTAAGATTAAAACGTCTCTTATAATCATTAATAGATGCCGCCTTTGATTCCATGTTCCATAAGATCCACCGACTTAGACTGCCAGCTGTATCGGGAACGTTCCAGTTCTCTCGCCGACGATGTCGTGATATATACCGTTCTTTCTGTGCTTTGTCTTTGGTTATGCTATAGTCAGGGGCTCCACTTTGTCCAAAATAAATTGTTTTCGTTCTGGAACTATCTTTCTTTGAAAAGATAGCCATAAGTTTCTTTTCCGGTTTGCTTGACTTCTTAATAACCACCTTATCATACTTCATTTATTGTAATGATAATATTTAAAATTTGAATTTGTAATTAATATTGTATTATATTTGAGTTTGAAATGATTGAACAAGATGTTGTAGATTGCTTGAATGATATTATTATCATTGTTGAAAAGAAAGAGAAAAAGAGATTGAGAAAAAATGAACTTGCTAAAATTTACAGAGAAAAACATAAAGAACGAATAAAAGAACAAAATAAAAAATATGAACAAACTGAAAAAGGTATTAAGAGTTCAAGAATTAATAACTGGAAATCTCGTGGAGTAGTCTGTAATGATTGGGGTGAATTATATAATCAATATTGTAGAACAGCTTATTGTGATCATTGTGGAGTACAATTAACCATAGATAAAAAAGCAACAGCAACAACAAAATGTTTAGACCATTGTCACCAGACTGGAGAAGTAAGAAATATACTTTGTCATTCTTGTAATACTAAAAGGGGACAATCAAAATTCTAATCTGAATCACTTTCATCTGAACTATCAAGATCTTTCATAAATTTTTCATGCTTCTTTTGTGCTTTCTTCTTTTTTTCACGTTTCTTTTCCTTCTTCTTTTTCTTTAGTAATTCTTCAACAAGATCATCTTGAGTTTTTGAACCAGCACCCGAACCATATTGAGACCAATGGGCTTTTTGTTCCATTCTATCATACTCCATTTGAATGACCATATTCTTATATCTATTAAATTCACGTCTATACCATTCTAACTTGTCAAGTTTCTTTTGATTCATCAAATAAACTTCTTTCATTACATCATTTCTTACTTCTTCTATGATGTCCCACTTTTGTGATTGATAAGATGCTTCATACTTTTTTTTGTAAAAATCTCTTTCTCTATTTGCCTTTTGAATAAGGTTTTCACGTTCATCATTAGTATATATGAAAAAAAAGTAAATATCATTCAAATACTCATAAAGATTTTCAGGTCTTAATTTCTTTAAATCTTCACACATATTTTTCTTAAATCTTTTTCTATATGACTTCACAGAATCAGTCATCTTTTTACCTTTCCAAAAATCTAATGTATAAATACCACCATAAATAATCTTTAATCTTTGTTCAACAATGTAGTCTAAAGCTTTCTTACCTTTTTCAGATTCATTAAATTCAGAAGCAAACTTAGAGTATTCTTCACTTCTTTCTTTTTCCATTTTTCTTAACAACTTCTTTTTCTCTCTTTCATTAGAAGTAAGATCATCTTCATTATCATCCATCTTTGGGTCAATGAAACCATCAGGGATTTGTTCTAATACCATTTCTGTAATGTTGTCATTCGGGTCTGGGTTTTTGTCAAGTTCGCCAACAATTTTTTCCAAAGTAAGTTTAACCATTTTTTCTATTTATACTTTAGTATAGAAAATAATCTTTAAATAATTTGTTTAATTTCTCCGCAATAATTTTGTATTAGATTTATTCTAATTTCATTGACATCACGTTTTTGAGCTTTAAGACCATGAAAAAAAAATGTAAAAATAATATTATAATTCATTACCATTAATGGTAATAAAAATCAATTGACACTAAAGAATTTGAAGAGACGTGAAATTAATGAAGTTGAAGAATTTGTTGAGAAAAAAATTTAAAAAAAAAAAAGTTTTCGATCTCAACGAAGAATTCTTCAAAGTAAAAGATAACCCGTCTATCAAAAAAAGTTGGTGTCAATACAATTTTATATACATAAGCATATAGAGTATTGAATTTTTAGAAATCAAAAATTATTTTCAGAGCAGAACAATGGGTTCAAAATGAAGTATTCTGGACACCCAAAATTGATGATAATTTTTACAATTTTAGAATTTGTACAATTTTACTCAATTCATTCAAAAATATTTAGAAAATTGAAGTTTGTGAAAAAATGGACAATTATCCCTTAGATTTATTACATTTTTCTCTAATAGCACATATCCCAGCGATTTGAGCCATCTCTGTACTTATAGCCTTGTGCTTGTGGTTTCAATCTTTCCATGAGTTCTTTTTTCTGTGCTTCTAATGCTTGTGCTTGTTTCTTCTCTGCTTTCCGTTGCTTTCTCAATATTTCATACTTGGCAATTGCTTCAAATTGAGCTTTCTCAAGATCTTCTTTTGTTAGAGTATTCACAATTTTCGTTTCTTTTACAACTTTTTCTGTTGGTGGTTCATCTTCTTCTACTTCTCTTTTTAGTTTCTCAAAGTCTTTTTTCTTCTTTTTTTCTAAGAGTTCTTTTTCTTGCTTTTTGAATGCTTTTTCTTCTTCACGTTCTTTTCTCTTTTGTGCTTTTACGATTGCTGCTTTCTTTCTTGCTTCTGCAAGTTTTGCTTTATGGGCTTCTGTGAGTGGCTTTCTGGGGACACCTTTCTTAGTGAGTTTTGGTTGTTTCTTCGCTTTGGATGGTTCGGGACCAAGATAATCTGGTCTTACAGCAAGATTGGGTAAATCAAATATCTTTTCTTCATTAATCTCTTCTTTCTCCACAACTTCGGGAACTATCTCATCAATGGTCTCTGTTACTTCTTCATCTGAATAAATAAAGTTGGGATTTGTCTCTCCAGTCTCTTCATTTACTTCTTCAACGGGATCTGGTTCAAAGTTAAATTGAACTCTTGGTGGTTGTTTATCTGACATATTTTATAATAAGTATTATAAAATATTTCTAAAAAAAGTTTAAAAAACGTCAAAAAATTCAATATTTTAACATTATAAAAAAAGATAATTTAATCTATTTACATTAATTCTTTGGGTTTCTTCCTGAAGTAAAGGGCAACTATACTCTGACCAGTAAGGGCTGTGGCATATTGCTCATTGACATAACAGAAGTCAATATCAAACTCATTTACTTGTATATCATTTGGATTGTCAAGATCAACAAAGATAAGATTGTTTGGTTCAAAGTATAATCTTCCGGTTGATTGATTGTTGTCAAATCGGGGAAGATGGGCAAGAATTTTACTCTTATTTTTGGTATAAGCATTAGTGACATTTTGAGTGAAGTTATTTAATCTTACGAACATAGCCATTGAAGATGTAAGGTCTGGGACTCTTGTACTTTCAAATATTACAGTATTAGTATCTTCTCCTGAAGTTGGTTGTTGAACAACACTCTCATTAAAACCAAAAGGAATCATTGCGTTTGCTCCAAATGATGGAGTATATATTTGTGATTCTTGTAATATCATTACTGGTGAATAATCAACACCACCCGAAGCATTACTCTTAAGTATTTCATATACATTATCACCGACTCGATTCCAAAAACGTGTTTCTAATTCTTGACATTTGGCGACCTTTCCAATTGCTTCCATAGTTTCATACCAACCACCCTTTAAATATTTAGTAGCATCATAACCATCAATATTAAGAGTACTAAACTCTTCAATAGTTAAAGTACAAGTTTGTGCTCCTGCTTTTGTCCCGACTGCTAAAACTGGATGAAGACACCAACAAGCTTGATTCACTGGTTTAAAATATCTTGTTGCTTTTTCTTCAACATACTCGGTGATTAAATCCCAATCATCAGTGGAAGAATTGTACAGACTTACTCTTAAATCTTCACCTTCAGAGAAGAAACCAACCTTGGTATAGATAGAAGCATTATTATCACTTAAATCATATCTCGTATCAGCATTTAGAAAAGATGAATTTGTATTATTAAAATAAGTAATTTCATTTTTGACGATTTGTTGTCCATCTCCAACATCGGGATCATTTCTATAATCATAAACAACTAATTCACCATTTCTATTACGGGCAACACAGAAATCAGCAAAAAAGTCTTGATCACACTCAATATCAGCATCATTCTCGGGATCACTATAAGGTGGAATATAAAAACTTCTATGAGTTTGATTTACTGCTCTTGTGAGACCAACATGCCACTCAACTCCAGAAGCATTTGCTCCACCAGTTCCCGAGATATTTACAATAAAAGAACCATTGGTGAGTGAGAAAGGTTGTTCCTTTGAAATACCAACACATTCTAATGTTGGATGACTTCTGGTAAATACCCCTGAAGCATAAGTGAAATTAGCATCTTGGTTTTCTCTATAGAATTTTTCAAATCCGGTGTCAGAAGGTATTTGATTTACATTATTATCATCTTTGAGTTGTTTAAATTGATACTGAAATCCAAGAAAGTCAAGAGAAGAAGCATTCCTTCGAACTTGACAATCAAATTGATTCTTAGCATTTGGGTGAAATGTAGTTTCTCTTATTCTGTCTCTAATTCTATTGGCGAAGTCATCAAGACTGCTTTCTATTATTCGACCAGATTCATCTTGAGAAAGTAAATTAGATACAACTGGATAAGAAGTGACTTGGTGACTTTGTGGATATGTTGTTCCATCAAGATCTAATTTTCCACCAAAGTAATGATAAAATTTGCCGTTGTTTCCAGAGAAGACTAAACGACCATCAACATTTACTTTACAAGATTGAAGTGCTACTTGAGAGTTGGCTGGAATTGTCATTGTAGAACTCAGGGGATTTCTAAATGACCAAGCATTATAAACACTCCCCCTTTGTCTAAGAGAAGCTCCATCTTTTTCTTGGTTAGAACATATGACTAAAGACATTTTAAATAAAGAAAATATTTTAATTCTTTCTCAATAATTTTAATCAAAATAATAATAAATGCCAAAGAAGACAAGGACAAAGGTGGTGAAACCAATGAATACGAGTATTCCCGGCTATAAACAACCATCACAACATTCAGTAGAAAGGGCACAGAGACCAGATAAGATTAGACCAAAAGAAATCTTTGAAATGATGGATGGGAAAAAATCGTCAAAAGCAAAAAAAAAATCTAAGAAGTATTAATAAACGTAGTAATCATTATGGGATTTGTATTATCATGCTCCACAACTCCAAAAAGAATAAACTATCTTGTACAATTATTATCACAAATGAAATTACGTTATAAGTATTTTGTCATTAATATATGTTCAAGATACAAAAGATTTGGTGAGTTTAAAATTCCAAAAGAGTTATTAAAATTATGTAAGATGAATAATAAAATTATCTTCCAATTTGTAGATGACTATGGTCCTTTATGTAAATATATTGGTGGATTTAAATTCTTAGAAAAGAAGAAGTTGTATAATGATAAATTAATCATTGTAGATGATGATACTTTCTATCATAATAATTTGTTTTATGGATTGATGGATGATAAGACAGATAGTAATATTACAACTGGTTCTGGCTTTGATTATGATAATAATCGTAATTACAAAATAACGACTGGTCAAGTTGAGATGGTTGAAGGTTATGGTGGGGTATGTTTCAATTACAATCAAATTTCAAATATTATCATTCATTATTCAAAGTATTATAAGTGTATTAACTCATTTAAGTCAGATGATTTAGTAGAGAAATATTTATGTGCTTCTTTTCTGGGAGATGATTTTATTATCTCACAGATGTATAAAGATAAGTATGCTATAAAAGATGGAAGAAAGTTATTAAATCCGTGTTCATATGGATTTGAAGAAGATGCACTTCATAAGAATAATAGCTTTGGCTCAAATATGGGTTCATATTTATTTTTATATGAGAATATTAAGATATTAGAAACATTTGTAAATAAGTATGAATTAAATAAAGAGATTATTTCTTTATCTTAATACAGAAAGATACACAACCATCATTACCTTTTGCGATGATTTCTTGATTATTTTTTTCACAAAACTCATCAACGGCTTCTTTAACACCAAAATTATAATGTGTTTTTGCTTTTTCCATATTCATTTCATAATCATGACCCATTATGAAACCACCATTTTTAATTTTCTTGAATGATAATTCAATATCTCTTTTTACTCCATTGTAACTATGATCAGCATCAATGTAGATAAGATCATAAGTATTATCGGGAACACTTTTAAGATAAGTATCAGTTCTGGCTTTGTAAATATTCTTATTATCATCATCTCTGTATTTATCAACTAAAAGTATATATTCTCTATCTAAGTTAGTCCAAGTAAAATTATTACCATCACAATCCCCCGACCCGTGTTTTCCATTGAACATATCAACCCCGTCAATCTTTTCTATATGACATTCTTTATCCATAAAATCCATAAACTCACCTTTGAATACACCAAGTTCTAATACTTTCATTTCTGGTTTAGAGTAATGTTTTAATAATTCGTTTCTGGTATCAAAAATTAACATTATTTATATATAATATGGAAATATTTAATGAGCACGGAAAACCGATTAATCTTAAGATTGAAATTGTTGAGCAAGAATTAGTTCAAAAGTATATCAAACCAGAAGATAGAGTACTTGAACTTGGGGCAAGATATGGTTCAGTATCAATAAGAACAAATAAAATTGTGAATGATAAATCTTCTCATTATGTAGTTGAACCCGATTCAGCAATCTGGGAATGTTTAGAAAATAATATGAAAATAAATGATTGTAATTTTAATATCATAAAAGGTGTTATAGCAAAAGATAAATATTCTGTTTGTCAAAAGAATTATTCAACATATACTTACAAAGATGAAAATTCTAAAACTCAATCATATGATTTACCTGATGTTGATTTTAATGTTTTAATTGTAGATTGTGAAGGCTTCTTCCAAACTTTTTATGAAGAGAATAAATCATTATTTCCAAAGTTAGAAACTATTATCTTTGAAGGTGATGAACCACAAAGATGTGATTACGATTATCTATTAAGTGAGTTTGATAAACTTGGATTTAAAGTGATTGAAAAGATAAAAGAACCAACATGTGAGAATATGTGGCATTATGTTTTACAAAAAGATAAGAAACCAAAAATATTATTTACTTCTTTAAGTGATAGACCAGAATGGTCAAAACCAAACTATGAAAACATACAAGATTATTGTGATAGATATGGTTATAAATTTATCACAGAAGATAAGATATTATGTAAAGATAGACATCAATCGTGGAGTAAGATTTTATTATTACAAAGAGAGATGAAAGCAAATCAAGATTATGATTATGTTGTATGGATTGATGATGATATTTTGATTTGTGATAAAAATAAACGTTTTGAAGAGTTTTTAAATGAAAAGTTTGATAGTCTTTTGATTTGTGATGATATTGCTATTAATCCTTTTAATTGTGGTTTTATGGTCTTTAAGAATAATAAATCATCATATAAGATGTGTCAAGATGTGTGGGAACTTGGTGAAAAATATTCTGAATGGAAACAAAGGCCAAATTGGGAACAAGAATGCTTTAAGATATATTACAATGAACTTATATCTAAAAACAAAAATCAAACTGAAATAAAGATATTACCACATAGAACATTACAGAGTATTCATATGAAATATAAAAATGGTGATTTTTCTATACATTTTGCTGGTATTCATAATATGAAAATTAGAAGTAAAAAGAGAGATGAAGTTTTAACATTTATTCAGTAAATAAAAAATCTTCACCATTGGTCCCCTTTAATTCATAGCCCATATTCAAAATTAAATCAATTACATCTTGTCTTGATTCTTTCATATTTTCAGATTTTCTTTTGTTATCATTCCAAATTTCAATAATAATAATTGGTTTATTTTTCATTATCTTTTCTTTTGCTCCAAGTAAGAAATCATATTCACATCCTTCAATATCAACTAACATAATATCAAAATTATCAATATCTATATTATCTAATTTATTCATTTTATTTTTTATTTTTTTATCTGTTAATATAGATGATCTAATATTATCATCTATATCTTTTTGAGTGAATACATGCATCCCACCCGAATTATTTTCTAATCTATTCTTTTTTTCAATTGGACATATTTCATCTTCTCCCATAAAATAAATATCTTCTTCAGAATTACCAACTGCTATATTTAAAGCATGAATATTTTTAATTTTATTTAATTGAATATTTTCTATCAAATGATTATATGTTGGTTGATAAGCTTCAATACAAGATACTTTATTAATAAATTTGGATACTGGCAAAGCAATTGTACCAATATGACATCCAACATTTAAAAAGTGTTTTAGATTCTTTTTTTGTATTATATCAATAATAAAGTTATATATTCCTTCGTTCCATTGTTTATTTGTAATGATATTATTTTGTATAATATCATTTCTATTTTTAATTACATATTTTATTCCATTGATTTTTTTTGAAATCATTTTATTATTTATATAATAAAAATATTATCATTATAATAATGCCGAAAAAAGCAAAGAAGGTTGAAGCCAAGAAAAGTGCTCCAAAGGTCTTAAAAGTAAAAGATGAAGAACCAAGTGAAAAGTTTGATGATATACATCAAAATCTTCCACAGATGCCATCATTACTTTTAATCATTGGAAGTGTCAGAAGTGGTAAGAGTAATTTATTAGTGAATTACTTTTGTAACCCTGAGTTTTACAAAGATAAATTTGATGTTGTGAAGTTTGTCTCAACAACTCTCCATACAGATAATAAGGGAAAGATATTGTCAAAGCATTTCGACTGTTCCGATAGATATGAAGATAGTATTATTGAAGATATAAAAAAGAGTCAATCGGGCTATGAAGATAAGAGTGAAAGACCGACATATGCTTTGGTAATGGACGATGTCTTAACAAAAGATTTTAAAAAGACAAATCAAGTATCATTTTTTTCAACACGATTTAGACACTACATAGATTTTTACGTGATTGCTGTTCAATCTTTTCGGGCAGTTAGTGGAATGATTCGTAATAATAGTACGGATGTGATTATCTGTAAGCAACAGAACCAAAAAGAGTTAGAAAAGATTGCTGAAGAATATGGTGATATGGTTGGTGGTCATGATAATTTTATTAAATTATATGAAGAAGCAATGAAAGATAGATATTCATTTTTATACTTGAAATTATCAGAGAATCCAGCAGAAGCATATGTCAGACATGAGTACAAAATTTATCCAACAAGAGATACTGAAGAAGTTGAAGAATTAGAAATTGAATAATTTTAATTTTTATGAGTTTAAAAAAAATAAATATTATTATCATAAATGAACGATATTGGGGCTCAACAAGGCGTTGCGATGGGTAATGCCCGAAATCAAGCAGTAAGAGATTTAAATGAACGTATCAGACAACACAATACTGATGTTGCTAATCAGATTTCTGGATTGAAAGATCAAGAAAAGACCACAAAAACTATCCTTGGTGCTAAAGATGCTGCTCAAGCACTTTGGACTGGTAAGGGTATGCCAGATAAGATTAAAGCTTACAATGATTGGAGAGCAAAGAAAGCAACCGGACAAGGAAAGAGTAATCCAAAATCAGAAGAAGAAACAACTCAGACTGAAAATGCTGGACAAAATGAACCAATATCTAATGATGCTACGAGTGAATCACAGCAAGCAGCACAGACGGAAGCACCAGCAGAACCAGTTGCAGAAGGGGCACCGACATCTGAGACGGGAGCAGTTCAATCTACGAGTGAAGCAGCTGAAGGTGCTGAAGGTGCTCTTAAAGAAGGTCTGGAGAGTGCTGGTAAATCAGTATTAAAAACAGAAGGTAAAACTCTTCTTGGTAGAGCAGGAGAAGGTGTTGGTGTTTTGGGAAGTGCTGCTCTTGGGGGTATTGATCTTTATGAAGATATTAAAGATGGAAAGATTGAAGGAAATAATGCTTGGGAAAAAGCATCAAATATTCTTCAGATTGGTGGTTCTCTTGCTGATATTGCTGGTGTAGCATTTCCACCAGCAAAACTTCTTGGTGGTGTTCTTGATCTTGCGAGTGCTGCCACTGAGCAAGTTGGTGAAGCAACTGATTCTACAACTACAGATGAATTAAATAAAGAACAAGCACAAGAAACAGAGCAACAAGTTGGTGTTGAACAACAGACTCAAGAAGCTGGTATTGGAGTTCAGTAAATCGTCTTTTTTAATTATTTTTCTTTTTTATTTTTTATGTAAAACATTAGTAAAATGTCTTATTGGAGAGCAGATGACAGTGTTCGTGTTGGTGAAACAAAAATATCTATTCCATCTGAGAATGGTCTAAACTACAGTCCGGGACAGAAGGTTCAGATTTTTGTTGATCCTTCTAACAAGTTTATTGATGGTCGTGAATGTTATATTGAAGCAGATTTCAAGATTAGTCTTCCTTCTGGTGGTATTCCAACTCGTCTTCAGTTGGATAAGTGTTCATCAACTATATTTAAAAACATTAGAATTTACGATGGATCTCGTGGGCAACTTCTTGAAGAATTATCTGAATATGCTACGTATGTTTCATTAAAGTATGATTATGATAAAGATAAGAATCTTGAAAATATGAGAGCACTTACAGAAGGTTGTGCTGTTTATCAACCCGGTAATCGTGGTACTGAAGGTAGTTCTCAAACTGCCATGGCGAATACTTTAACTAATCCTTATTTCAAGAGAACTTCTGGTAATCAGTCTTACATTGGTCGTGGAAATAAAAACTATGACAATACTGATTACTTAACTGCTAAATTGTGTCTTCCAATCCATTCTGGAATTTTTGCCAACTCACAGACAATCTTCCCTGTAATGATGACTGAAGGTCTTTACATTGAGATTGATCTTAATGAAGCACCAGCTATTCTTAATCAACTTGATTCTGTCAATAGAGACAGACGAACTCCATTAAATCCCGTATTCCACTCTATTAATGGTTCTAATGTTCCCGATGCTTGGGCTAATGGTGATTCACACAGCATTTTCTATGTTTCACGTAAAAATAATCTTGGTGGTGATGATAGTGTTTCTAAATTTCCGTTTGTTGTTGGAGAACGAATTAACTTCTGCCGAACTAATAATAATGGTTCGGTCTCGGCTTTAAGTGCTAATGCTAATATTTCAAGTATTAATCTTTCGACTACTGCTGATGGTGGTGAAGGATTAATTCAAGTTGTCCTTACAGCATCGGTTCAGAATGATACTGCTACTGGTGTTGATCTTGGGAGTCAAGACTGGTGTATGTATTCTACTGCTTGTAATAGTGTTAGTGCTTATGATGCTTCATATACTCTGTCTAATGTTAATCTTGTAATATCACAAGTTCAGTTAGATCCGGGTTATGAACGTGGTATGGTTCAGAAGGTAAGAGAAGGCAAGGCGATTGAATTTGATATTCATTCTTGGACTAATTACAAGCATAGTATTCTTGCGAGTGATAGACAAACTAATATTCCAATCTTTGCCAATAATTCTCGTGCTAAGTCTTTGGTTGTTGTTCCCCAAGATTCAACAGTATATACCAGTGCCGAGCAGATTTGTGGTCATGGTGGATATGCTATTAAGGGTTCTTCTGCGAATGTTTCAGATTCAACTACTAAAGATGATGCTGATGTTTGTCTATTAAATGATCGTTCTGATCATACTGGTATTGTTGATTTCTTATCAAGTATTCAGTATGTCATTGATGGAAAGAGAGTTCCTTCAAGAGAAATTTCAACAAAGAAGATTGCTACTCGTAACTCTATTGATGCTTTCCATATTTATGAGTTGGAAAAAGCACTTGATAATGCTGAAATCAATCCACAATCTTTCCAATCATATTTGGAGAACTTTTGCTTTGGTCGTGGATTTAGTGCTGGGGGACAAAAGGGAGCTATGGACTTACGTGGTAAAGATCTATCAATTATACTTAAGTACCAAGAAACTACAGCACCAAGTAAGAACAAGCTATTTAATTCATTTGTTTTCCATCTTCGTCGTTTGATGATTAGAGATGGTGCTGTTGATGTAATGGTCTAAATGATAATAATTACAATTTGAAAAACTATTTAAATTTATTTTGTACATAATATTTGAAATATGTTTATTTAT